CTGTCATATTTTTCTCCTTACACCCCGTAAATTTATTTGGGCATGTTGTTTCGTACACACAATTACTAGGCCCCGAAGGCGCACTAGTAATATACGTATTTATCTCTGTCATTCTTCAACAAAATCAACTACATTGCCATCTGCATCTGCACAGATAATACGTACAGTTTCGTCAGCTTCGTTTTTAATTTCGATAGGACCCCAGATCCACCATTCGCTATCGTCTTGACTCCATGGATCTTCTTCACGATCTTCTAATTCATAAACACTATTTTCATCGATGAATTCTTGAAGTTCTTCTTCCTCTTCTTCAGTGAGGTCTTCAAATTCAATATCATACCAGCACCCGCCGTCATCCATGCTAATAAGTTCAACACTTTCAATGTTGTTAACTTCGCAGTCTAGCATATTGATACTGTCTTTTTTGCCATCACCCCCGGGAACAAAAGTAAACTCAAATTCTGGAGGATTATCATCTGAAGTTTCTACAGTCCATTCACCCCAACGGAAACCGTTAGTGACTGTGAGTCGACCTTCGCCTTCACTTCGAACCCAATGTTCGACTTCCTGGCAAGATTTTTTATAGTATGTTCTAACGGTCCATGTTGCCATTTTTATCCCCTTATTCTGCCAAAGGTAATGCTAATGCTTCTTTAATAGCATCGATTAATTCGTCTTCACTGCCAACAATAACTTTGGCACTTTTCCAATCGTCATTGTCATCACGTCCACCTACTTCAATCATAAAGCCGTTGTCATAACGGTTGATGGTAAAGCTCTCGTTTGCTTTTACTAGTTTTTCTGAAATTGCACTCATTTAAGTTCTCCTTGATATTTTGCCTGAAATGGCTCTGCATACTGCTGAATGTTATCAGCGATCTTTTTCATATCCCAAGCATTGCAGAACTTGAGCATACGAATACCTACTTGGCTAACGTCTTTAGGAACTGCATTAGCCTTAATCGTTTCCTTAATCTTTTCTTTAATATCGTCCGGTTGTGCTGTTAAATCACATAATTGAACATTACGTTGATAATCTTCTAGCACACGATGTTCTAATCCGTTATGGTCAACCCATCTCTGAAGCATGAGATTGTTCCACGCAAATCCTTTGGCTTTACGATCTTCGAACGCTTCAAGTAAACCAACTTTGTTTTTTGTACCTTTAGTACGCACACCTGGATACGCTGAGAAGACATTATCACTGGTATCACCGCGCATACATTTTTCGAACAGCATCCACTCTGGGTCTTGTGCTGGCTTCGGCTCGCCTGTCTTTTTGTCTTTAACCGGTTTACCTTTTGCATCAAAGATACCTTCATGTGTAATGTGTAAATCACCTACGCCGTTATATTGACTAACAGTAGGACTTACCAATTGTGCAAAGTCGCCATCTGTTGAAATAATAACGTGCTTTGCATCTGGATGTGCTTGTATCCAACCTGCAATCAAATCGTCAGCTTCTAAATTTTCGTGACGCATTACAGTAGCATTAGTTTTTTCTGTAATGAAATTCTTAAACTCGTCAAATGCTTCCCAGAACAATTTATCTTCGTCTTGTTCTCTTTGAGTCATAGCCGCACGAGTTTCTTGTCTATTGGCCTTATAGGGCTTGTAATAGTCTTTACGCCAGCTACGACCTTCGAGACAGAATACGATATGACTGCCACCAAAGTCTTGCCACGCTTTTTTGATACTGTTAAAAGTAATATGAAATGCCATACCGAGTTTAATATCGGACGACCCTTGAACTACGTGTCTAGCACGAAAAAATGTGTTAGCAGTATCAACTATAATATATGTCATTCTACTTCGGCTTTGCCGTTACCTAATCTGTTTACATTAACATAACCGCCAATTGTACGGCTTGGATTAGCAACACCTGCTTCTGCAAGCATGTTACCTGCTAAATCTCTAAACCAACGATCGACAATCTCTTCATCTGGATCACCTTCAAAACCGTATCCAGCGTCCTTTAATTGTACTATAAACAAGTCGTTCCAGTCAAGTTCAAAAAAGCCATTACGAACATTATCTTTATTAACATGCGTATCTAGAACTGCTACATATGGTTCACCACGAGCAGTTGCACGGTCTTTTGGTGTTGCTTTAGCCAATTCAGCGGCCTCTTCTGCTTCTTTAGCCGCATTCATAGCCAATTCCGCCGCGGCAAGTGCTTCTTCTTTTTGTTGCTCTAACTTATCAATGCCAAATAATCTTTTAATCAGTTTTTTCATTTTTCTTTTCCATACAGTTACAATCTCTACCTTGTCTACAATTACCGGTACAAGCACTATTGATATTCTTAGTCCATCTTAACAATAGACAAATTATTATAATCCAACCAATTGTAAAACAAAGCGTAAAGAACATTTAGGTACCCCATTCATTTTTAAATAAAGGCACTTGTAGTCTATCACTATAGCGTAAGCCTGCCTTCATAGCTAGTTCTGCTACACGACGATTGTTTAATGTATAAACACTTTCTACTCCGCCAACTGGCATCAAATATACTGCGCCAGTAAAACCAGCAAGTCGATATAAATCCATTACTTCTAATGCTTCATATGCATCGTCTTCTGTGGCTACAACAAATTTAAGATATGTATAACCAACATCTTGATATTGCAAAAGCACATCTGGTTTGATAGCATCTTCACGTTTTTCACCACTACAACTCAATTTAGCACTTACACTAAATGTTACATCTCTAGTATAATGCTCATGCCCAGTCTGCCATTGTAACAAGTAACGTTGAAAATCATCAGTTAATGCTTGAGTGCCATTAGTTTCAAATGTAATTTCTTTTAAGTTATACATGTTAGGATGATCCAATAGATCTGGATAAGCACGTTGCCAGCCTAACAATGGCTCACCGCCTGTGATAACCAAATGCTCATCTTGCCATTGTTTGTATGGAAGGATCTCCATAATGCGATCTGCAATAGCATCGCTTGTGAGCATTGGACTAAGTTCTTTAAAACTAGGATGCCAACTAGCATAACTATCACAACCTGTACTAACCAAAGGAAGTTCTTCATATTTGTTATATAGATGTACTACTGTAGCAATGTCTTCGGCTTCCGCACTTAGTTCGCCACGTGGCATACCAAAACCTGCACATTTAAAATTACAACCAAATGTACGCAAGAAAACAGACGGTACACCCATGTAACGTCCTTCGCCTTGCACACTATAAAATAACTCGGCAATCTTAATTTTACTCATCTTCGTCTTTCTCTAAAAATTGACTTACTTGATCTTCTGCATTCTGCAATGAAGATGCATAAACACTAAATGTAGCAACACCTTTACTTGCCTTTACATCAAACGGAACAGTACCGTTTGGCAACCAGTTTGGTTCTACTTCTCTTTTAATTTCAAACCATTGCATTTCTGTATTTTTCATACGGTAAATTAATTCATCTGTTAATTGTTTTGCTGTATTCATTCGCAATCGCCTTGTTCTGCTAATTTTGATACTGCTGATTTTTCTTTGCGGTCTTTTCTAAAATTATCTACGTCTTCTATAGCACTGAGCAATGTTTGAGCATAGTTAAATGCTTGCTGTCGACGCATAACTAGAGTAGACTCTGTATCGACGTAGCCTTTTGTTAACAACGACCAAATAGCATGCCACCGATCCTTGTAAAACCAATTGCTTTTTACAGTTGTATAGATAGTAACACTAACTTCATGATCGTCAGCTTCTACCCATACATGATGATCGTGATCAGAAGCACCGCACTCGCAAGTAACTCGGTAGGCTTTTGAGTCTCCCCAGTCGTTTGTTTGCATAATGCCTTCGGCTGGTACTTGTATTTTTAGATCAGTCATTTTGAAGCATACTCCTGTTGCATTTTGATATTGTCAAAGAATTCTTTCTTTGTACCTGGATCATCTTTAAATGCACCTTTTAATACTGTAGTCTGCGTTAAACTACTCTTAGCCATAATGCCTCGATTCTCACAGCAACCATGCGTAGCTTGAATGTATACACCTAAGTCTGTAGCGCCTGTGGTTTTTTCTATTTCCCTAGCAATATCGTTACACAACTCTTCCTGGAGAGTGCCGCGACGAGCACACCACTGAGCAATACGAGTGTACTTAGACAAACCAATAAGTTTTTGTGCGGCG